AAGCCGCCGCCGCAATATTACAGAACCTTAATGAGCGAGGCTACAACCCCGAAGCAGAACTACTCAATGCTGGTGTGCTCGATGAAGCTACCATAGGCGGCGGTGCAGGTGCCATATTACAAGTATTTGCGGACACTATTGCAGGGCGTAGAGGAGGCAGGTCTGTAAGCACCGAGGGCGTAGAGGAGGTAGATGACAAATCTGATGAGCAGGCTATAGAAGAAGTATTTGGCCTACCTGCACTTCCTAAGACCGTTGACATACCCATGCCTGATGGCTCCCTACGCGAAAACGTGCCAATAGACGATCCTGAAGCGCAAGCATTTTTACGCGCACAGAAAATGCAGAGCGAGGCTGAGACAGGGCAATTTAAAGCAGAACAGAGTACAGCCGCACGAAGAAAAACTGAATTAGAAGCTGTACGCGAAGCGCAGGGCAGAGATCAAGGACTTGCCTCGCTAGTTAAGGATGATGCGGCGGAACAAGCACGTAGGCAAACTGGTGATCTGTTCCCACTAGAAAAAGCAACAGCAGAAAGAGAAGCTGCGAGAGTAGCCGCATCGGTGTCCCCAAGATTGTTGACTGGTACCGAAATGGCTGGTGCTATGGCCGACCTATCGGTAAGAGAAGAAAGAACGGAACGCGTAGAAGGCGATGACCAGATTAAACCAGACGGAGATATGGTAGACAGGGCGAGGTACGAAGAACTACAAGATAAGCAAATTGACGAAAGAACCGCTGCTGAAGATATTGAGTTAGCAGAAATGCAACGCCAAGAGGATGCGGCTAAGGAAGCTGACGACCTTGAAGTAGAGCGTATGGTTATTGCTGACGAGAATAAAACTGCGCAATCGGAGTTAGAAGCTCAAGTAAAAGAGCGTAAGCCTAGAGACATGCAGCAACAGCCTCTTACAGGTATACAAAGCAAGACCGATGCTAAGAAACGAGGCGCGACCCGCCGTGCTATCGAAACTGGAGACGAAAGTGGACTTACTACAGCAGTTGACACAGAAAGAGGTAGAGACAGCGTTCAAGATAGTCCAGCAGTCGTGGCAGGGAGAGAGACCCCTGAAGGTGCCAGAGATACTGCACCAACTGACGTTGCAGGATTGGACAGCCCTGTCGAAAGCACTAGCCCTGCTAGAGCAGGAAAAGGAACTAAGCGAGGTGCATTAACAGAGTCTGCTATGGCGACCCTGATGGGTAAGCCACCTAAAACAAAATCCAAGCCAAAGCCAAAGACAGACATGCAGAATAAGCTGGAGGCGGTCGGGTTTACTCCCTCTAGTACTGCCGAGGCTCCTGCGGCAAAGACTGCTCCTCCTGTGCGTACCATTAACCCAGACACAAACAAGTTTAAGTTTAAGGACAGCGATAGGTTTATAACCCCACATAAAGCATTAGACCAAGACATGCAAAGGCTAGATACACTAGCTAAAACAAAATTTGGGCCGAGACGTACCGACGTTGATTTTACAGATGCAGCGATTGCAGGGCGTACACAAGCTAAAGCAGTGGGGAAATACCTAGATCAGTTCGACACTCCCGCTGATGCACTTATCAACGCTGTTAGTGAAGTTAGTGACCCTGAAAATAAAGCATACAGGGAACCAAATGAGGCAAAAGAAAAGAAGCCTAGTGGTACGCTACCTACAGGTAAAGACCCATTAGCTAAAAATTTAGCGGGTACAGGCGGAGCCAATGCTCAAGCGGTACTATCGTGGGCTAAAGACAACCTCAGTGCAGAGACTAACGCCCAGCTAGATAGTAGATTAGAGTCTGCCAAAACACGTATAGCTAAATCAGAAAAGACTATTGATGAGCGCGGTACTAAAGCGGCAGAAGCCCAACTAGTAGAAGATAGAAAGACGCGTCAAGAACAAGCAAGAAATAAGAAGATAGAAGAAGCTAGTAAGGGTAAGGTACAGGTAACTCCAGACCGCAAAAAACCCAAAAAGAAAGCCGAGAAAGTAGTCGAAGAGACTCCTAGGGCACAACGAAAGTTAAGTAAGAAAGAACAAGAACTGGCTACCGTTGCCGAAGCTGTAGAGAAAGTACAGGGTAAGACCAAGACTAAGACGCCCCTTACTGAAGAGATGTCCCCCGCACAAGTATCGGCAAAGATAGCGGCTGACACACAGCAGTTCATAGCGGGCGGCGGTAAGATTGACATACTTAACTTGGAACTAGACCCCAAGGAAGTAGATGCGCTAGTTAGTGACGTACCTAAAGGCGTTAGCGCGTTATTGAAGAAAGGTGATTTAAAAGGCGCATTGCAGTCCATAGCTACGGGTGCTAGCAGTAAACGAGTCAAACAAATAGCCAGTGCGTTATCTCAAAACCTTGGGGACATAAAAGTAGAGATGCGCAGTAATTTAGAAGGGGTTGACGATAGAGTTACTGTTAGTAGTTTTGACCCCAACACGAACACTGTAATGTTTGATCCCAGTGTGCCGCTTACTACTCACGCTGTATTGCATGAAGTTACGCATGGGGCCGTTGCTAACATACTTAACAACAAGTCACACCCAGCTACCAAGCAGTTAGAGAAGTTGTATAAAGACGTTATGCCGTACTTAGACACAGCTTACGGCGCAGAAAGCGTTAGTGAATTCGTTGCTGAAGTGTTTAGTAATCCTGACTTCCAGCACCAGCTAGCGGCTATCAACCCCAAAGGCGAGGACATCAGCGCCCTACAACGGTTCTTTCGAGCAGTTACTAACTTTGTACGAAGACTTATCGGTATGGACACCAAACCCGTAGGTTCTGCATTGGACTCCGCTGACGCGGCTATCATGGCTATGCTATCGCCTAACACAGAGACAATAGACTCAACTGCAATGGATGGTGTGTCTACTCAAGATGGCGTTAGAAAAGTAATGGACGACATGACGGACATCCAAAAGCGCGTGTCTTCTGGCTCCAAGCGGACTTACATTGAAAGTGCTACGGACTTCTTAGACAACACTCGCATAGAAAATACAGCTAAAGAAGTCTGGCTCAAGTTAACAGGTTCTCAAGCACTGGGCGATGTAGCCAGAAACAACGGATACGGGCAGTTGGGTTTAGACTTACACGCCAAGTTTGAGGAACAGCGAGCAAACATACAAAAGTCGGACGAAAAAATAAACAAGGTTTTGAAGGCTTACAACAAGTGGGCCAAGAAGAACTTAGAGCAAAAGCAGTTATTAGATAACATTATCTACAGTCAAGAACACGGCGCTACTATATATCAGGTAGACCCTACTCTTACTGAGGCGGAAGCTAAAAAGAAATACAGCGAGCAGACTGCACTAGACGACAGAAATCTATTTGAAGTGTGGAAAGCCAACCAAGAGCAGTGGAAGAAGTTAAACAAAGGCGGTAGGGATCAGTTTAGCGAATTACGTAATACCTATAAGCGTATGCACGAAGACCTCGTGACTGTTATCAATCGTGAGATTGACGAGATAGGTGACGGCACAGACAACGCTTCTAAGGTAAAGCTGAAGAAGCAAATGAACGAGCGGCTTATAGCTAGTAACACTATGGATGTGTACTTTCCTTTAGTACGTCAAGGTAACTACAAGTTGGCTTACACCACGCGAATACCTAATAAAGATGGTACGTTCCGAGAAGAATCAGTATTCCTTATGTTTGAGACTGAGGGAGCACGGGACAGCGCGGCTAAGGAAGTGAAAAACGATGCTCTTACCGTTACTGACACAGTGGAATCTTACGATGGGGACACAACGCCATCCAGTTATAGAAGTCCTCCCGCAGGTTCTTTCGTAGCTGACATACTGGACGTTATATCCGCAAGCGGTAAAGACCCTAAGAACGAAATGCAAGAACAAGTCATGCGGTTGTTTATTGAGACACTACCGGAAACTTCTTTTGCTAAGTCCTTACAAAGACGTAAGAACACCCTTGGGTACATACAAGATGCTGGGCTAGGTATGCAAGTAAAAGGTTACGACCTTGGCGCTCAAATAGTGAAGATGCGTTCTGGTGGGGATATACGTGCAATTGAGAAGGCTATAGACGAAGTATACAGCGAAGGCGCTCCCAAAGGCGTTAACAAACAGACGTTTAAGGAACTGAAAAAAGAGTTAGATGCACGTGCGAAGTTTGCCCGCGAAGGCGCTAAGAACAAAGGAACGGAGCCGTACTTCCAACGCGCTAACCAGACAGCCTTTATATACACCATTGGTTTCAACGCCTCGTCAGCACTTGTTAACTTATCTCAGATACCCCTAGTAGTTGCGCCATACCTAACAAGTAAGTTTGGGGCTATGGAATCTACAGCCGCTTTGGGTAGGGCGTCCAAGTTTGTAGGTTCATCTAATATATCTATAGACGAGTACTACGACATTAAAGAAGTTAGTACTACAGACAAAGATGGATTAGTTACCCGTGAAGATGTGTACACCTTAAAACCTTCTCAAGAGAAGAAAATACGGGATACCTCTGTTGATAAAGAGAAAGCTGACGCGAAGATAAAACACTTCAATCGTATGATTCCTATAGTAAAGCTGGGTAGAAATCGTGGGCAGATACACCACTCTACAATGGCTGACCATTTAGGCGTGGACGATGTGGGGCGGCAAAAAAATAAGAACCGTGCGCTTAGATTCCTAGATTATACGTCTGTCCTATCTGCTGGTATGTTCAACGCGGCGGAAAGGTTTAACCGTCAGACAACCGTAGTCGCATCATACGACCTTAACCTAGACAAGCTAGATGCTATGCACGAGGCTAAGGGAGATAAGAAGTTCTACAGTGCGGCACAGGCCAAGTTTATAGACGTGCCTAGTAGTTCCGAAGCGCGTATGGAGTTAGCGGCAAAAGAAGCCCTATACTTTGCACAGGAAACCAACGGCGGTTCCGTACTAGAGACTGCGGCAGGGTACTCACAGCAGGGTATCGGGCGTGTGGCTTTGATGTATAAGAGTTACGGCCTACAGATGTACTACACCATGATTAAGTCGGGCAAGCTGCTTCTAGATAATGTAGGGGGTAAAGATGCTGAGAGTAAAGAACTAGCGGCTATGGCGTTTAAACAGGCTATGGGAGTTCACTTATCCGCATTGTTCTTTGCTGGGGTACAGGGGCTTCCGCTATATGGCGCAGCCACTATGATAGCTAACATGTTCTTAGATGATGAAGAGGACGATGCTCGTACCATAACACGTAAATACTTAAATGAGGGTTGGTACAAAGGTGCGCTCACCGCGCTAACAGGTACGGATGTAGCCTCGCGTGTGGGTTTGAGTAACCTATTGTTACAGGAGAACAGGTTTAACAAAGACCCATCTCTCGAAGAGAGCCTAGGATTCTACTTGGGTGGCCCCGCATTAAGCACAGGTACTAGACTCAAGCGTGCATACGATGACTTCAATTCTTACGAGTACGGTAGCTTCGAGCGTGGTATGGAGAGCCTTATGCCTGCCGGTATTACTAATTTGTATCGTAGCACCGTAGGGCGTTACGCAAGAGAAGGCGGTATACAATCTCGCAGGAAAAACCCTATATACGATGACATGACTGTAGGAGATTTTGCGGCGCAGGCTCTAGGATTCCCTCCTGCGGAATATACGTATCGCCAAGAAATATCCGCACGGAACAAAGGGGTTGAGAAAGCGGTTACATCTAAACGCAGTGCTATGACCAAGAAGTTCTATGTAGCGGCACGTATGGGTGACCACGAAACTATGACGGAGGTAATGCAAGACATATCCGACCACAACTATAGACACCCTACAGCGGGAATAACTCCACAACAAGCGTTAAAATCTTTAAAAGGGCATATGGATACATCAGCTAAAATGCATAACGGAGTCACTGTAAACCCTATAATGCAGTACGCTATTATGAGAAGTAACATGGAGTACAACAAAGGGTATTAATAAAAAACCCCCTGTCGCCTCGGAAACGAGCAGGGGGTTGAGAGGGGTATAACCATAGTGAGTCAGGGGAGTGGCCCACTACGTCCCACATAGTATCATATAGTCCGCCAGATACGTATACCTAATTTGCCATTTTCTATGGCTATTTTCGCTTTTACTTGCCATTTCTTACGTTTAAACAGCCTTGCAACCTGTTCTTTAGCTTTCTGTGTGTTAATGCACGGTATAAAGACAGATGCCCCCACATGCATAGCGTCCCAGTTTGTTACGATTTTTATTCCGTCGGGGGATAAGTCATCTAACAGTAACACGTTATTCTGTATCTACGTCTACCCTAGAGCAGTCCACAAACAACGCGTGCGTTAGAGGTAACACGGTAGTAGTACCTTTAGTAAGTCGCACCTTGGTGGTCTTAGCCCCAAAGCCATCTTTGAGTTCCTGTATAAACGATCCGTAGTTTATCTGCTGTCGCCCACACCACGCCTTCAGTGGTTTAGGTATTAGGTACGCACGTTTGAGGTCAGTCTCATACCTACCAACTAGCCGCACTTTAGGGTCTAGTTCGGGTATAACTAGGTCGTCCATGCCGTTGCCCTGATTCTTGCGTAGGTCGTCACTGCTCTTGATTTTAAGTATGCTACCCCAATGCTCGTGGATATAGTCGTTGAGGGTATCTGCCGCAGAAGAACCCATGTCAGCTACCGCATTTAAGTTCTCACGTAGTAACTTGATAACATACTTAAACAGCTTGTTAGTGTCATAGTTAACTAGCCCTATCTTCTTAGCCACGAGTACACCTGTCAGGTTGTTTGCCGCACCTGCTGACCAGAATCGGTTCTCAGCAGTAAGTCCTGCCACTTCATCTATCTTTGCCTGCACGGAGTCGCGTAGCTTCTTTACTTCTTCTAGGTTCTTCATAACGTACTGTATGTAAACCGTTCCGGCGTGGCCGTATATAGACACAGCGTTGCGTGCGTGAGCATCAGTAATGCTCTTAGTTCCCGCTTCTTTGAACAGCTTAACTGCCTTGGTCTCTAACATACGTTGAGCCTCCGCCTTCGGCCCATTCTTGTACATGCTTATCTTTTCGATGATGCTAGTGTTACCTGTAGTGACAGCCTGTAGGCTCCAAGGCTTACCGCGTGCCCGTTCCGTATTTGCCCCACCGCCAGTCATGCGGTTCCTCTGCTTACCCCCAGTCAGTTGGTACACCATGTCTGATAGATCGTCGCCTTTAGCGTTAGTCATCTCGTCAATGTACAGTGGCAGGTTATGGTACACTTCTCCACGTAACATCCTAGAGTTTTGCGTATCGTTCTTATCCAGCACTAACTCTTCGGGGTTGCCCCATACAGATGCCCCTACGAACATAGCAGTAGTCTTACCAAGGCCACTCTCCTTACTATGCACGTGAAACCCCGAGCAAGCTACCGGACTAAGTGCCATGAGAGGTGATCCAAACGCGGACGCAACTATGTACTGATGTAGTTCAAATCCGTCACGGTCGTAGAAGTTAGCCATGTCGATCCACTCTTGCAAAGTACCCTTGGGTTCAAACGCATGGAACAAGCCCACCGTGGGAGTGGAAGGAGGATTGGCCTTTATACTATCTTCAAATATTTCTTGGTTGCCTACTACAAACGATGTGTACGAATCATCAGTCCATCCAAACTGCCTACGTGCTTCGTCTGCAACGCTGGTAGCCTGTAACTCGTTTACCCAAGTAGTCATATAAGTCATAAGATCGTCCATCCTCGAAACAGCAACCCCGTTCATGGACATCTGCTTCCGTAATTCTTCTTTGGAGGTAACGGAGGTAAGCGGGATTGTGAACTCCCTCACTCCATCTTTAGGTAGGTGTAGTCTAACAACTACAGCTTCACCCATCTCCACGTCTTGTATACGCTTAACCACGTACAGGTCATTGTGATACACGACCTTCTCGTCAGGGTCGCCCTCGGCATTGGTAGTCCGTATGTAAACACCACCATTGGTTCCCCTAAAAAATGGTCTAGGGTACGCCGGAATAACGTAGGTAGTAGCAGGTGCAAAGGGGAGGTCTAACGCGGGTACTTCTACGATGTTGTCTGCCTCCGTTGCCTCCACCACGCTACTGCCTAACACTATAGGGGATTTTATCTTACCCCAGTTAGGGCAGTTCGGGCATACGTCAGGGTTAAACTCGTCAAAAGACGTACACTTGTATGGGCCTTTAATCAGTTCCATCTTCTCCCGTGTGTCTTCGGGAGTGTACCCCTCGTGCTTCTTAGATATGTTGTGAGCCGCAGATTCGGAGTCCACGCAGAACTTAGCGATAGACAGTCCCGCCCTCCACATGGGTTCACTGCAATTCTCTTGGTCTTTCCATATAGTCTTTATCTGGTCGCAACCAGTGCCGTTCATGGTCTTAGCTATGATGTCTTTAAACTTGTTTTGCTTGTTACCCATCAACGCATCCATGACAGCATTGCTACCGGACGGGGTCATTTTCTTGGGAACTGGTATCAACCCCCCTCCCAATAGCGTAGAGAACTTGTCAAAGTCCACGTCGTCAGGATGGTCATCTCCAAAGAACTCTACAGGTGATGGTGGGTCGGTCTTGTAGTTGTGCGTAGTGGGTACACGCAGTACCCTAGCGGCATCGGCAGTGACAGCGGGGTCAGCCAGTAGTCCGTGTTCAGCACATAACTTCTTTAGACGTTCTGCTACAGGTAGCCAGTCGTCCAGCCCTATCGACTCCGATAGGAACCAGTATGCGTGAACGCCACGACCAGAGTTAACCAGTTTAGGTTTGGGTAGTGATAACGTCTTACAGAACCCCTGTAATGCTACAAGGGCTTTATCTTGATCTGGATAGTCTTTGGTAGCCCCGCAGTCGAGGTCTAAAAAGAAAGACTTTAGTTGCTTTACGTTATCAACTTTACGTGAGTTGGGTTCATTGAACGTGCTAAGAGCAAAGTAAGAGTCATAACCTTTACTGTCTAGGTCACGAGAAGTATCGGCCATATCCCCAATGGAGGAGTAGAACTTCTGTACCCTCCTGTCATCCTTTGTACGAAAAGAGAACAGGCAGTAGTGCCCATCTTCCCCTAGTACCCGTCTTAAAAAATCTTCTACTTGCATAGTAAATACCTAAATCCGAGAGGTATTGTAGCAGGGGCGCTTGCACGCCCTTTTCGGAACACATCCTAGCTACAGTGGAGTCTTGCAGGGACTAGTCGTCCCAGTCGGCCACTATATCGGCCAGTGCATCGTCAGATGCTTTAGGTGCAGGAGCCGTCTTCTTAACTACTTTTTTAGGCTCTTCTACTTTTGCGGGTTCGTCATCCCCAAACAACTCATCAGTTACTGCTTCCGCAGGCTTCTGTGCAGGGGCTTCAGCCACTTCAAACGGATTATCTTCCGATGAGAACTGGAACCCACCCTCTACAGTGCCGAATGGTGACGCGGCTTCCATAGGTACATACTTGGTAACTTGTACCGCACGTAACCTAAGAGACACACCAGCTTCCCGCATATTATAGGGAGTAAACGTAACTGCTACATTGACAGTGCTACCTGTGGTAAGCATGAAGTCGTCTGGTAGTCTAACGCTTTTTGCATCGTACTGTACAGGTTTAAACGTAGCGTCTTTACCGTACGCCCCTTTCAGTGATGCTTTGTGCGTGTAAGTGCCATCTTCTTCTTTCTTAAAGGGCATGTCAAACTTGTCAGGCCAGCCCTTTTCTTTCTTGGCTTCATACGCTTTAACCATTTCCATGAACAGAGCCTTGGCTTGGTCTTTAGTCATACGGAAGCGGGTTTCATACTTAGCGCCTTCGTCAAACGCGTCACACGGTACAGTGCGGTTCTCTGCGTTATCGAACTTGTAAGTCTTATTGATACGGGGCCATAGAGCCTCAACGTCTGATATTACATACTGATTATTTGTAGCCATTTGATTAAATCCTAATAGATTAATTTGCGTTTAACTCGAAACCTTCTACCACACCGAACGGAGACACAGGTTCACTTGTTACAGGGATAGACATAGTGATGGCCTGAATAGTATCTTCATGGTCAATCATGGCCGAAACCCTCTCGATTGTGTCTTGGTCTAAGCGGTCTACCGGCTTAAAGCAAAGTTTTGGTACAGCACTACCCTCATCAAAGTAAATCTTGGTGGTGATAGTAACTACTGGTGTGTCATGTTTAGCGAGTAACCGAGCATAGTTTTGCATACCCATGTCCCCGCTATCAGTACTGCCAAATATAGACGTGGCAGGTATCTGTAACTGATACACCTCTTCGGGGTTATCCCCAAATACAACTGCTAGTCGTTGTCCAAACCGACAAGCCCTACCCCCATACTGTCCAGAACCTCTTATATTTTGAGGGCAGTCCATACAGCGCATAGCTTGCCGCTGATCTTGGGGTACATCTACTGAAGGTACCTGTGTGTCAGAAGACCAACATGTCGGTACCGCAACCCTATTGGGGTCATACGCATCGCCATAGTAAGCGCGAGATACTGGTGCGGCATTTGCTATCACCACATCCATATAGCCTAAGTCTCTAGTAACTTCTTCGCCATCAGCTATAACGTGAAACTTGCCACCACGTATGCTAATTCGGCGTAGCCCATTACTACTCATCAGGCGTCTTCATCCAAGTCTAACTCTAACTGCTCGTACATCATGTCACCTTCAGGCGCTTCCTCAACTGCCGAGGGCTTACCTAAAAGTTCCGCTTCCAACTCCGGCAACTTAAATCGGTAAGTGGAGCCTACCTTTATATAAGTATCGCTAGGAATCTTGTTAGTACGTATCCATGCACGTACAGTAGATATAGACACGGCAAAATGATTTGCCACGTTTTCGATTGGTACAAATGCCGCCATTACTTCCTCCTCACTGAGACTACATATTCTGAGTCTACGTTAAGACCTTTGGGTACAAGGTCGGGGTTCTCTTCTAAAAACTGCTTCATGTTTGTCTGGTTGAGTCGCTTATCAAGTAACTCGGGTGCCTCATGCTCCAAAACAAATTCGTGCATGTTGCTCCAATCACTAGTCCAGTACCTAGTCTTGGCAGACCTATAAAACAATCCTGCTGAAGTTTTTACACTATCGACTCCCTGCTCTTTGCAGTACTCCAACAAGGCTTTCTTTACCTTGTCCATCTGCTCGGTCAGTTTGCCGTCCTCTTCTTTAAAAGCCGCTGAGAGTTCTGTACGCTTATCTTTTATCTTGAGATAAACCTTAGTTAACTGTTCAGCGGTGGACTTGCCTTCGCTCATTTTACGCTCCTTTACTAACGGGACGTTCACTCTAGTAGCTTATTGTTAGCTAGTCAAGTATTTCTTTGTAAAGATCAATCATTTTTGTGTGAATGTCTATTCTGTTATCAAGTAGTGCGTAAACACGTTTCTCTGCGTGGGAACCTTGGAGCTGCACGACGGTACACTTGTGGTCTTGTCCTGACCTATGCACGCGAGCGTTGGCTTGAGCGTATGTTTCTAGTGAACTTGTAGGTGCCCACCATACCACTGTGTTTGCCGCAGTTAGTGTTACGCCATGCGCCGCTGATTGGGGTTGTATAACTAATACACGAGGGTCATCTGCTTCTTGGAACCGTTTAAATATTTCTGTGCGTTTACCTGCACTAACATCCCCACGTATTACTTCTGTAGCTATGCCGTCATCACGTAGCTTGTTAGTCAACAGGTCAATCGTATGCTTGAAAGGTACGAACACTAATACCTTTTTACTAGACTCGTCTATTACTTCTCGGAGTACTTTGTATCGGGGGGATATGTCGAACTCAAGGGAGTCTCCACCATCGGTGTACACCGCACCTGCGGATATTTGCAGTAACTTGTTCATGTTAACTGCGGCATTGGCGGCGCTTATTTGTTCGCCTGCGGCCTGCATAACCATCTTGTTCTTTAATTCTTTGTAGTACTTTGTTTGTTGTCGGGTTAGGGGTACTTCCCTCTTTGTATACACCATGTCAGGTAGGTCTAAGCACTCGTCTTTGGTGAACCGTATGGCTGGTTGCAGTACTCTATGCACTGTAGCGGTGGCATTTTCTTTAGGTACCCACTTAAAGTTTGTTACCTTACGCATTACTTGGTCGCGGAACGAGCCAAAGAACCTAGGCACTCCGTTGGGATTAACTAGTTTAGCTATGCCATACGCATCGGTAGGGCTTTGGGCGGCTGGCGTACCTGTCATCATCCACAACCACGTACTTGGCTCCACTAACTTGTTCATGGTCTTCCATCGTTTAGTCTGTGGGTTCTTGTAGTGCGTAGCCTCGTCAACGATTATAAGGTCAAACCCTCCGTTGGCTACTGCGTCTGCTACGATCTCTACCCCGTCATAATTTATTATCACGTACTCAGCATCGCCTTCTATTATCTTAGCGCGTTTAGCTTTTGCTCCGTATGCCACGTCTACTTTTCGGTGCATAGCAAAACTGAATAAGTCGTTACGCCACGCGGAATCCATAATAGATAGGGGGCACACCACCAACACTCGACGTATTGCTCCCTGCTTCATAAGGTAGTCTGACGCCCATATAGCACTGGCAGTCTTACCTGTACCCTGCTCGTTAAAGCAAAAAGCCTTGCGGTTCAGTGTGAAAAAACTAGCTGTAGTCTTCTGATGATCAAACGGAGTGTACTTACCTGTCCAATCGTACTTAGATTCTATGGGGGATGGCGCATTGATATTCATGTTGCGTAGCACCTGTGTCTCTTCTAACCCCCAGTTAACAAGTACTTGATTGTTCGCTAACTCTCTGCTCTTTGGTATAACCGATGTAACCTTCGCGGGGTTACGTAGCGTAAGTAATAACGCCTTATCATCTACTATCTTCATTTATCGCTCCGATACGAAATAGCATGAAGTGGGTGTCCACGTCACGCGAAAAAGTTTAATGGCCCTGCTTCGTCCACAGATAGGGCTAGGTCTGCATTATGTAGGGACTAGCGATAAATATAATACTAACCCGTTAGACTACTCGATTTTATGTCGCTGATTCTTAATGCCATAAGGAGAGGCACGACATTATTTAATGACGCATCAAGCACGCGTCTCCCACACACCACACAAAATACTAACCTTTACTTAACTTACCACCAGCCGAGCGATTTTTCTTCTTACTCTGTACTGTAACTCCATCCTTATTGCTACCGCCCTTACTTAACGGCTTTTTATGGGCTACGTCTTTACCTTCACGCTTGTCAGCTTTACCATTCTTGTTGGCGTCTTTACCTTCTTTATCCATCTTACGTCTGGCGCGTTGGCGCTCCATACGTGCTTTATGTTCTTTACTTCCAACAGGAGGGTTCTTTTGTTTCTTCCGGTCTGCTTTGTTTTTGTACGGCATTAGTTTCTCCCGTTGTGTACGCACTCTGTAACAATACAGTGCCTACGACATAATCCACTCTGGTGTGCGTTCCACACATCGTTCTCAAAGGCTTGTTCCATACGGTTGTAGTCTGATAACCACTTCTCCCATAGCCTAGGCTCGTCCGGCTTGGAGTAGTCTTCCTTTATTAACTCACCACACACTACAAATAGTAGACCGCCCTTTACCTTTTCTAGCTTGGGGTACATCTTAAACATACTCATAGCCATCAGTTCTAACTGGCCTTTGTCTGCGTACCTAGTATTTTTACTTGTCTTGTAGTCTACCACATAAGCTGTTTTGGTGCGTTTGTTTAGAATTACTAAGTCGGCAATACCACGCCACCATACGTTGTCGTCTCGGAATCCGCATGGCTCTAGGTTCTCAGTAAGCCCCATCTCCAACTCGCACAGCTTCTCGCCTTCTATGCCATTAAGTACATCAAGTACATCTTTACAGTAGTTGTACTTTTCGGGTAGCGGAGTGCCGTCTCTAATGTATTCCTCTGCGGCCAAGTGTACGGCAGTGCCATATAGCATAGCCTCTGTCTCTGGTTCCTTGTAGTCCTTCGCCACCTTGAGATGGTAGAACTTCTTAGGACACTGCTCGAACGACTTAATCTTTGAGAACGACCACGGGGTTATACTCATTCCGGTTCCTTACCCTGTATAATATCTGCGGCTACTATCAACTCACTTATTAACACGTGTAGCATGTCCGTAGTCATAGTAACTGTATTTCTATGTCTAGTAGTGCCTTCGGTCTCGCATTGTTCTATTAGCACGAGGTCTTCACCTTCAGAAGTTTCTCCTACTATTATAGTCAGGTAATCACCTTCTGTTTCTGAGTCGCTTAGAGTAACGTCTTTAGCGCGTCTGAACTCGTTAATGTCTGTTACCTTACCCATAGATAGCCCCGGCAATCGTAGTAAACAAGAAAGTAAACGCCATCAAGTGAACAAGTTGCCACCTGCTGACCACCGTTGGCTCTCCCATATAGTCTTTAAAACGGTGACAGTAATCACTTACCCGCCCCCGAGATGATTTTTTTATGGCCTCGTCCGCAAATTTGTGCGCTTGCTTCATAGCTTTCTCTATATCAGTCATTCTGCCGCCTCCCCATATGATTTACCGTTATCTGATTCGCACGTGATGGGCAAGCCTTCCGCCCACGTTGCAGTGCTACTCATACACTCTTCGATATAGCGTGTAGCTTCTTTTAGTTCTTGCTCTGGTACACAACATACCACGGAATCGTGTACAGTCAAAGCCACCTTATACCTTTTAGCAATCGCTAGCATCTGATCTCCGATGATACATCTAGCTAACGCTTGGCATATGTTCTCTGTTACTTTACCGCCATATATCCTAGTGTACCCGCGCCTAGTCTTGTACTTAAACTCTGGCCCACGCTCACCTTGTTCGTACTGTAAGTCGTCATAACGCATCTTTAGCCCAGACGGTAGTAGTATCCAACCATTACGCCCGTCAGCCCCGTATTTAACTATCTCATTAGGGCCGAGGCTACCAGAGTTACCCCGCGACATCTCCACCAGCATGTTCTGGCAGTCACGCCATAACGTGTTTATCTTCCAGTTAGCGTCTCGGTATATTCGGATTACCCTGCGTGCTTCCTCTACGTCCATACGAGTACCAAACGACTGTAGCTGATCTGCAAAACGCACTGCTCCCATGCCGTATCCTGCGCCCAAGATAGTAGTCTTACCTACAAAGCGTTGGGATTTCGTGACCGTTTCTTCTGGTATGTTATATATCTTAGACGCCATCTTAATGTACACGTCTTCCTCGTCGGCAAACGCTTGGACTAAATCATCCTGCCCTGCAAGCCACGCCAGTACACGCGCTTCGATCTGCGACGAGTCACAGTCAACCATCATGTACCCTTCGGGGGCAAGCATACTGTTCTTTAATTTCTTACCATTTACACCACGGCTAGGTAGATTCTGTATGTTGATCTTATCATCACCACCCCACCTACCAGTATGTGCCGCGTAGTATCGGATAGGTACCGGCATGAGGCCACGCTTGGCTATGCCTATAAACCTCTCAGTACGTGATTCTTCTAGCGTGCTCTTGATGCCCAGCCTAGATACAACTAATGCTTGTACACGCGAGTCGGGATGATTCTCCAACGCCTTGAATTGCTCGTCGTTCTTAGCAAACGCGAACGTCTCTTTGTTAGTGGTAAGACTTATCTTAGTAGGTGGTATGACACCTAGCCCCTCAAGCAATTCGGCAAACTTAGGGTTACTCATCAATTCTTTCTTGGTCACACCAGAAGACGTTATCAAGTCTTCCTTGATCTGTTTGGTATCTTCAAGGTGTTGTTCCAGTAACCCTAAATCCAACTCCAGTACAGGCTCTACGAACATACGCAGTGTACAGTCTATCAGTCGGAGTTCGTTCTTAGGGAACCCTCTACCCATAACATTAAACAGCTTATAGGTTAACTCTACATCGTTGATACAGTAGTCGCCATACTTATCTAACTCTGCATCGGTGAAGTCCAGTCTACGTTTACCTATCGCATCTAGTACTTCCGTCCCTTTAGTGCCGAGGCCATACCTCTGCGTAAGAGCATGGAGAGAACCGCCAACTTCGACACCATGTAAAGCACGAGCAATACAAAGAGTGTCAGCGAGGACGCGAGGATGAACATCAAATAGCCAACTAAGAATAGCGCCATCAAACAAAGTGTTATGGCACAAAAGTACAGACGCACCCCAATCGAAAGTATGTAAGTACTCCTTGAGTTCTTCGTGCGTACCACTAGCCCATTCTGTGTCATTGTTATTTACCTTAACGCTTACACCCACTACCTCAAAACGAGGGTCACGGATGTAGGCTTCTGTTGTCATCTTACGGAGAGAGAAGTCCTTGTCATAATACGTTTCAAAGTCAACCGTTATCAAGTCCATCTCTATCCTCCTCTATGTCCACTACTTCCATGTCTGCTTTGTGTTCGGCTTCGGTAATATGCTTGGGGGCTTCCTCATCCCCAAACACCTTATCCCAGTTGTCCCAGAACGTCTGCGCAGTAGGGCGCTGACGGCTACCCTTACTCATAGTCCATAACCTCTATTAACTTGTTTAGGTACCACTGCGCTTTCTGTAAGTCCTCTAACGGCTTACCCTTCCGCTCGTACCTCCAAAGGTATTTCAGACAGGCACCCTTGCAGTACCCTTGGAATGCTTCGGCAGTCATGCTTGCTTGTATACCCTCAATGCATTCGACATTGCCGTAGGTATAGTGGTTGGGGTGATTGACCATATCATCGGACGTGCCGTCCATAGCCGTGCCCCAATACTCTAGCCCAGTCTTCTCTATAGCAGGTGCTTGCGTACGTAATCTATCCCAGTCTTGCGGGGTTGCATCGTTAATACTCATTCACTTGACTCCTCTTCCCCTATAAAGTATTCAGCTATATGACATTCTTCGGAGAAACGATTGGTCACTTTAAGCGTCCTCTTGTTTATCGTATGCCCTTCCTTTTTTAGTTCGTAGATTCTTGCGGCTAGTCGCGTGATACCTAATTCACGGAAAGAATCTAATGTCGTGATTGTCTTTCCATCTTCTAGCCAACCCAATACCCTGTGTGCTTGTGTCATACTATCCTCCAAGGATTTGTTTAATATCATTCATGTTGTCTTCGTTGATTACGTACGCAATACCATGCGCCTCGCCTATTTGTCTCAGGTTCATTTCCTGTAAAGCTGTTGGCTTGTTCTTGCCCGCCTTACATTCAATCCCAAAGAACTTACCTCTATAACAACCTACTATGTCAGGTACTCCGCTCTTACCGTATCCCCCAGTAGCAGGGAAAAAGTAGTAGCACCCTAACTCTTTCAGTTGTTTGACAATCTTTAGCTTGACCTTCCCTTCTGGCGTCATCGCCATAACCCTCTCCTTTTCGTCGGGAACTGGCTTCAGTCCCTCGTTATTTAAATACCCAAAACGTGTGTTCGTCGATACGCCTACCAATACCCTCTACAGGTTCGGTGGGCGGTGTAGGGTCACACATCATCAGCACCGAGAGCCTTTCTTCAAGCCACTCTGGTACATCTCCATCCAGATCATATAACCCCTCACACTCCGAGTCAACACAATTCATGCCTAAACACGTTACCTCGATACTGTTAGTGTACCCCAGCGTAGAAACGCGGTAAGCGTTAGGCATCTCTGTCGGATCGTCCCATATTGTATCACTGTGTGACATAGAACAGAGCCTCACTGTGGCGATACCCAACCTGCGGTATGTAGTCTCCCACCCCACATATAGACAGAGTAGACAGCTTACCCAGCACGTCATCGGGTAAGTCACCATAGTAAGTATCAAACTCCAACAGCCTAGTCCTCTCCATATTGTGCATATCCCCCACGGGACACACATCGAACGCTTGCTTGCCTAACCTCTCGTATACTCGTACAGCATACATAGGCATCTCTGCGTCAGCCTTGGATTGATCTTTCACCTCCTTAGTCGCACGTAGAGACGTTAGGTTATCTGGCACAGTCTTATCTAAGAACTCATGTCCAGAGTCCAACAGCATGTACATCTCATTGAGTACTGGAGTGACCCTTTCTTCATTTGTCTTGTCCCACCTCGCACCGAGCAGTTGCGTCCACGCAGTGCAATACTTATCTTGAGTATTATCTACCGCGTGCATTAATGCACTCCTACACTTATTCCTACTAGCAAGCACTACCTCACTGTGCGTACATCTGCGCAAGTACTTCTTTGCGTTCTTCTTGGCCTGTCCCTGTAGGGCAGTGATCTTTGTGCGGAACTCCGAAGAGTAGTTGCTGTGCTTGTTATTGGTTATGTCTCTACTGTACACACGGTACACCATCTTCTCGTTGGTATGACAGAACCCCACGTCTATCCAACCCATAGTGTATTCGTCCTCGGGGTAGTAAACGTGATACACCATGTCTCGGTCGTTGTTCTCGTGGTCAGGGCGTATCTCACAACCTCTGAAGGCTTTCTTTATCTCATTGATAAACCAATTCAACTCGTGACGGTTTGACGTGTTACCTACGGGTGAAGGCAGGGCAATTTTCTGTGCGTCAGCAACTGTATATAGACAGTACTTCCCCTCCTCGTTGTACGAATAATGTGATTCAGCCATGTTATTTCACCTCTCTGTATTCTTCAAACGAGTCATTGAACTCGCCCATATTGTTAACCCACGCATTGAACTTGGCGCGGAACTTCTTAGGGTCACTTGTTAGGCTGACGTTATTATTTATAGCCATACCATGCCAGTACCTGTTACCCATGTCATTGGCTAACCCGCACAGGAACGCGTGTACCATAGTGGTACGTTGCTCGTGTTGATCGTCCATTAGCATGTCTTTAAACGTGCCCCCACTCATACGATCAGCCGCTATCCTAGCCTCGCGGTTTGACTCCCAGTCCATAGTGCCCTCAAGTATCGGGGTCATAGTCCACGCCCAGTGCAAGTACTCGTCGATAGCTTTCTTGTACGGTGCCTTGGCTTCCTTGTTAACACGTACTCGTATGACGGGTACAGGGTGCGGATCGGTCGTCAACCCCCATGCCCATGCCCCGTTGTGTCGGTGCCCTGCGGCTGAATTCTGTTTACCGTTGGTAAACGCTATGGGCTTGTGCTCATCCTTGGGTAGGTAGTAGCGGCTCCCGTCATAATGTATGTACTGCTTGCCGCTATTCACAACGAATCTCATGCTCGTAGGCGTACACCTCGCAAGGAACGAGTACCT